CCACACATGAAACCTCTACGGTCAGACACACCAGTGTCTACCTTAGCTACGTGATTGATTTGCCCAATCCCACTGATGGTACCTCTTTGTTTCTCTGAGCGTTGATGGTTGCAGGTGTAGATCACAGGGAACCCTGAAGGGGATGTCCATGTGATGTAGCCATAGCCTTGTTCCAATCTATCATTAGCAAGTTGCTGTAAGAACTTCATAGTCTGAAGGGGGCCGGGACATACCAGTTGGATTGCCTTAACTAGATCCCTTGCAAGACCTTTACAAACCTCCTCTGTTATCCCATACCTATCACAGTAATTATACTTACTACAGTCTTGGAACATGTTCTCAGCGATCTTCTGTGCACCAGCGGAGTAAGCCCTTGTCATACTGCCTCTCTTACTGATGCCTTTCCTGATCTTCTTCATAGGCATACCCTCTAGTATGTTCCTACGAGTCTCATCTTTTGTTATAGATATCAACATCTTAGCTGTCTGTACATAGAAATCATTCTGTATCTCTACTGGTACTAGGCCAACAAGACCTGCTGTCTGAACATCCTTAGAGATAGCACCTAGGTGTTGCCATCCATTGTTGCTACCATCCACTGGTACAGGCAGATTAGAATAATAATGACCATTGCTTTCCTTATACTTTAGTAGTTCTATACACACTGCTAGAAACGCTACTGGTTTCTCACAGTCATTCAAAGTTTTCTTCATTGCTGTCATGTACACCTTGGCATAGTTGTTCTCAACCCACAACTCCCTATCTCTCAATGTCATCTTGTCTACTGAGATGTCATCTAATCCCTCAGAATCTAGGTGATCTTTGTAGTCAGAAGTGCACCATGAGGGTATAGATCCCTTAGGATAGCTCTCGTTGTACGAGGAGGCACAATGTATCTTCAGCCAACGTAACCCACTGGGTGTAACCAACTGTGCCTTAGAGAAGCTTAGGAGGCTTCTGGCGAGGTCTGACCCTTGGAAGTTCATGTAGCTTTCCGCGTAGTAGACTCGTCCACGGTAGTCGATGTCCAGTGCATAGTAGAACTGATCAACCTCTGACAGTGCTGTTGCTTTAGCTATTGTGTACGCATAATCAATCTTCTTCGACATGTTCTCAGGGGACTTATCATTCTCCTTGTAGAACAAGTAAGGGTTTTCACTAACAACCTTTAAGATATCCTTATTAATTACCCAAGGTACTTGTTGTAGTTTGTTAACTGCCTTAAGCGCTTCAGTCCCCAGTAGTTCTTTGAAGGGGCCATCGAGTACCTCATCCCACCTTTTAACAATACCCTTAACAAACTTATGGCTATCCCTCTTGAACTGTATGATCTGCTCAGCCCTGTTAATATCTCTAGGGCGTTCACTCCACACACCATGCAAGGTCATCTTAGCTACAGCTGCTGGTAGTTCTGTTGGGAAGGTGTCGAGTAGTATTACCTCGGCAGGTTTAATTGATTTGAACACTGGCTTAATTACATCTACGTAACCCAGTCGGTAGTAAGCCTCAATGAATAGATCACCAAGGCGCACTTGATCTTTCCAATCATGCCTCCTTGAGTTAGTCAGGGAGGTCAGGATTCGTTTACCTATAGCAATACTTGTTACTGTTAGTTTACATTGCACAACATTAGAAACACTTTTAACTTGGGTAGTGATTGCTGTGTGTGCTACAAGTATAAACTCTTGGAGCCTCTCTTGAGACTCCGGGTATTTGTTTAGCAGCTTGACTCCATGAGAAGCCCTGCTCTGGTTTCCAGTAAGTTTTAATCTTAGGTATAACTCTATATTCTCTAACCAATCCATTACAATACCTATAGTTTACATGATGTCGAACCCCGCTACTCCTGCTGATAAGCGAGTTGTCTTGGGGTCGTAGACTGCGGTACCTGCATCACCAGTGTTACCTGTGAAGCGTGACTTAAGTACCCTGAGTTTAATTGTGTTACGTTCATAGTCTTCTTCAGCCACTAGGTTTCTAGCGAATGCAATGATGTCAAAGCTAATCTGCTTGATACTACCAGAGCCTTTGATGTCATCAATTGATGGTAACAACCCTTCCTCGAAGGACTTACCCTGAGACTTACGTAGGTGACTGATCAAACCTAACCACACGTTGTGTTGCTTAACTAGCTTGAGCAAGTCAGACATCAACTTGTCAATGGCCTCATTGCCAGACAGACCATCAGACCCTTCTGATACAGCAATTGTGATGTGATCCAGCACAAGATACTTACAACCCATCAATGCCATGTACTCAATCTTATCTACAAGAGAGGCATCCGATACAGAACCTTGGTGATCTAGTAGTACAAGACGTTCATCTTTGAACACTGCATCAAACCCTTGCCTCATCTCCCCCTCTGTCAATGGGGTTGTACCAGTTAGTGGTCGCTCCAATGACATACCAATGAACTTCTCAGCAGTCTCTCCAACAGATTCCTCTAGGGAGATCAAGCCAATCTTATCATCAGTGTTCTTAAGTAAGTCTAGTACAATCTCTTTGATCACAGTAGACTTACCTGAGCCAGTACCACTGGTGAACAATGTGATCTCACCGTGACGCATACCATCAAGCTTTCCTGTCAAACCAGAGAGGCACTCAGGGTACGGCACACTGACTACGCTCTTGCGCTCCATGAACCTTTCCCAAACCTTCTCACCTGATAGGATACCAGCTGGAGACCAAGGTTGTGCACCCCACATAGCCTCTAGGATAGCACCAGAGCCATGCTCTCTCAGCTCATCACATGGGTCTTTCTCTCGTAGCTTAGCAATACGAACCTTACCCATACCAATCATACGGGCAGCTTGAGCAGCAGCTTCTTGACCGGGATCATCCATGTCAAACATCAACACAACAGTTTGGAACTGACGAACCCACTCACGGTTCTTAAGGATAGATTGGATTGACTGAACACCATTGGGCAGTGAGACTACACTGTAGAACTTCTTATACTTATCAAAGTTAGCTTGGGCTACAGCCATTGCATCCAGCTCACCCTCCGTAATAACTAGGGTCTTACCTGAACCTGCCATTGATTGACCAAACAACTCGACATCCTTGAAGTCACCCATAGTACTGAAGGCTTTGGGTAACTTACGTACCTTGTATGCTACTGTCATACCCTTCTTAGTGAACGGGTAGTAGTGGGCTTCAGGTCTACCATCAATATCTACTGCCATCTTTACATTGAAGTGATCAACTACTTCTTTACTGATACCCCTCGATGACAGTGGGTATGATCGGTATGTTGCTACGTCTTCGATTGTTTCTTGTTGGTAAGCCATCTCTTGGATGTCCTCAATATAATTAGTTTCTGTACTCTTAAAGTTAGTGCAACAGCTGAAGCAGTAAGCAGAGCCATCAGCTCGTACAGACTTAGCATCAGATGAACCACACTTATCACAAGGCAAGTGCTTAGCGGTTAGGTCAGATGATTCGTATTGTCTAGTCATTTCTATTTCCATTTCTTCTCATAGAGTTCTTCTTTAGATACCCGTTTCTTCCTACGCTTATTACTCTTAGCAAGCCTCAGTGCTTTAGCATCTGACTTAACAGGTATAGGTTCTTCAACAATATCTTTACTATCTTTCATAACATTATCCTACAAAGAGACACACGTAGTGTGGCTCAACCCTTAGTCTTTAACGAAAATACCGTTAACCATTTTACCATTACGTTTAGCGATTACTTCATATGCTGAACCTAAGCAGGTGTTAAGGGTGACACCCCAGATGTGTGCTTGCAGTATAAGTGTTACTACAATATCACCGATGGCATCTACAACCTCATCGTGATCGTTGGCTTCGATGGCTGAGCATAACTCAGAGACTTCTTCTAGTGTCTTACTAAACTGTTTGGAAGCCTGACCATTGGGCAAGATACCCTTCTCGTGTCCCCAGAAGATCACTTTGTTTTCTAGTTCATCAAGTGTATAGTTAACTACTGTTGTCATAATCATTTCCTTAAATGTTGTAACCCCACAGGGGATACCTATGGGGCTACGTTGGTTTAATAAAACTTCTATATCCGGCGTGATACTACGTAAACAACAACTTGTTTAAACCAGTTCACTCTTCGTGTAAGAACCTAGAGATTAACTCTAGTATTTCTTCTTTAGTTACGCTGTGTTTCTGACAGGCTTGGGACAGTGACAGCCTGCCCTCAACAACGTCAGTCATTGCTTTCATCACGGGGCCGTGGACAATACCCCTCATCTCATCAACCATACTAGACGATCTCACATGCACCACCAACACAGGCTAGTTCCTGAGAACCTGTAGTGTTATCTTCAACCTCAAAGTTACCGAGGTCAGCCCAGTCAATACCCTTAGGCATAGCTTCAAGCAACTCAGTGTACTTCTCAGGGGTTATATCCTGATAGGGTGCCTGTTGGTATACATGATCGCTAACGGGCAGTAGAGAGATCCCTGAGCACATATCGAAGTTGTCCCAGATCCATTGGCATACCTCTAAGAACTCATCATCAGTGTAGTAGACGGTGATGCTTGGCTTGTGTTCACAATAGAAGTTCTGATAGGCTTTCCATTGCTCAAGCTGAGCCATTGCACCCACCTCCTTGACAGTCACACTAGCTTCAGGTGCCTTGACAGGGAAGCTGAACACCAGTGAAGATTCACTATGAACGTCTTGCTCTACTGGGAACCCTTTCTCTTGCATGAAGATTG